GCCGATAGCAAAATATTCTCCATTAAAGTTTGTCCCCCATCTAGATGCTGATTTAGAGTCCGCCTGTAGTTCTATTTGCGGAAATATGTTGCGATAGTCCTCGGAACCCACCAAATTACGTACACGACGTCCAAAGTTAACAGCCAGATCCGCCGTGTGGGAAGCCATGATGACCTTTTTCTGTGGATACTTACCCAAGAACCAGGCAGGAGCGAGATAGGATATAAGTTCCGACTTACCATGACGCGGAGCGATGTTAACGATGACTCGTTTTTTCTTACCTGCAGCAATATCTTCAAAAATTTGAGCCAGCTTTGCATGGTGAGGCCCCACCTTATAACCCGGGTATACATGTTTAATAAACTCCAAAAAGGACATCTTGCCAATTGCTTGGGTCAAAAACTCGTCGTATTTAGCTAGTAATTCCTTCGTTTTTCGCTTGATTTCAGGGGGTGTTTTAGGGTTTTTTGCCACCTGACGTAGCTTAAAAAGCTTCTCTGGGGTCAGTTTTAGCTGCAAATCACTTGTCATTTTGCTCTTTTTTGACCACTTCTTTAGCTTCTACGTCTATATACTTGCTTTCTACCTCATCTAAGAGGCTCAAAAGCTCAGTTTCGACCTCTTCCATGGTCTGAATCTTGATAGTTGTCTCAGTTCTCTTCTTAAATGCGTCAACTCCATCAACTTCACCCAAGGCACGTAGGGCTACAACCTTCGTTTTGACGTCTTTTGACGCTTCTACCGAGTGAACAAGGTGATTTACCACGTATGTTTTGAGTTCTGCGAGCTCATCGACCACAGAAACCTTCATTTGAGCCACCATACCAGCCAACATAGCCAACGTCTCGTTAGGATATTTAGAGAAATCGGGCCTAAACTGCGGATTTGTAATCATTTCTTTGGCAATTGCCTTAGCTTCGTCCGCATTATCCTTGTTAGGGGAGATAGGTTGCCCCGTTAAATCAGACATCAAAGCCACAACCGCAGCTTTCATGTTCAATTCTTCAGTCGGAGTTAGTTCTGGAAACGCTTCAGCGGCGTTTTTAGGAAGAGGAATGTTCTCTTCTATAGTAGGCACGTATACATCCATGAGCGGAGTGTACCTCCTTTTTAAAATATGTGTAAAGAAGATCTTTACTCAAAAAAGAAGGGGCGTAGATTTGGCAGCCAAATCATGTTAGGTGGAAAGCCGCAAAAACCCTAACCTGCTGCATCCTCTAATGGCGGCTTGACCGCCCCGAATGTCACACCCTCACAGTGTTAAAAATAGTATATCCCCATTTTTAGAATTTGGGACTCCTAGGGTATTTCGTTTTGTAAAACTGACCCCCGTGTGTTTGGGGAAAAAATCAGTGGGGGTATACCCTAATAAATATGTAAAGTAAAATGAACTGAGTGCCATGTGTTTGAGAACTAAGTGTTTGATTTAGTTAAGGAAAGTGGCATTTTGTTTTCTTAATTGGTGTCGTAAGTGGTGAATTTGAGGTAACTAAAGTTGGAAAAGTGGTGGAGTTATTTGTGTGGATTATGGGGTATGGGGGCCGACGGGGGACCCGTTTGGCAAATTGGGGGGTGGGGGTCGCATACTAACCCGCTAAAACTTTACATATGGGGTACATATCAGCTATATATAAATCATGGTAGTAATTCCTACCGACCTTCTTAAAGGAAAACAAAATGAGTAAATATCAATTGTTCTATACCAACGCAATGCACCCTGTTAAAACAGGTGATGTAGTTAAGTTCAACAATCGTGCTTGGACTGTTGAAACAATCGACGCCAAGCATAGTTACCTAGACTGCTGGGTTTGGGTACGCTCGATGGACGAGCAACATGTATGTATCAAAACTAGCGGATCGCTGTTTGGCGCTAGGTTCTTCGAAGTTAAATAACCAACAGGGGGCGCAAGCCCCCTACTTACTCAGGAGTTAATCATGAATTCAGGCAAACGCCCAATGGATGTACAAGTAACCACACTAAGCAAACTATTGGAAGAGCGCACTAGGATAGCAAATGAACGCTCTAGAATACTAGGCACATTAACAGTATCAACGCCTTTGACAATACCTCGCACTAGTCAACCAAGCACAGTCAAACAAAGCACTCTTGTTAGATGGAGCTACATTGATCTAGAGCAAGCTAAGGAACTAAAGGAACAATTCTTAGCTAAGAACGATGAGTTAAATCCTTCGTTCCTAGAATTTAAATGGACACCCTGTCCTGTAAAACTGTAATCAACAGGGGGCGCAAGCCCCCTACTTACTTGGGAGTTAATTATGTTTAAACCTCACGGATGTTTAGCTATGTGCATAGCTTTTACCTCAGCACTAATATTTTTTGTTGACCGTACGCTTGAGACTGCAGGGATAGCGTATGTAATTGGCAGTATGTTAGCTGTTGCCTGTATTACCTCGCTGTTCTTTCTAGTGGAAGACAACGCCGAGTAACCTAGCCGACCTTCGGGTCGGCTTTCTTTTTGTCCCTTTGATACCAGTTATTTGTCCTCGAGCGCACGAGGTCGAGCGGGTCAAGAACGCTAAATAGCTATCCACTCCTGCGTGGAACTTTACTTATCGTGTAGTAATCAGCTATCTAATACTCAGTGGTCGGCGGTCGCTGATCACATTAACGCATTACTCTATTTTATGGAGGTTTTACATCATGGCTAAAACAAACGCCAAAGCAGTAGAAGCCCTCGTTGGGGTTGACCAATCCGCTACCCTTGATCGTGATCCTATATCACTAAAGGACGGCGCTTATCAACAAGCCAAAGCGGGTGATCGTATCCGTTCCGTTGCCAAGTATGTAATGGCAAACGCAGTCGGCTTTCCTGAAACCGTTGCTGATGAAGTTAAAGAGCAACTAAACGAGGGTTATCGCTTACGCTTTAATGAGAATAACCCGCCGGAGCAGTATGCGATTGTTGACGGCAATTACTTGCTGATCGACGGATCTAATCCTGATCTGGCTAACGCTAAAGAGAAAATTAACATTGGCGTAGATTACGCTTGTGTTTCTTTTACTCAGCAACAATTTGGCAAGTTAAAGAACGAGAATCCCGCTCTTTACGCTATCGTCAAATCGTGGCGTGATCGTGTCAGCACTTACTGCTCTAACCGTTTAGGGGATCTAAAGCGCCAAGCTAAAGCGATCCTGAACGAGGGCAAAAAGCGGGAACGCTCGGCTACTGCTGATTTTGCGAAGCGTATCGAGGATACCTTCTCAGACCTTGCAACGAAGTGCAAAACTGCTTCTGCTCGTGGCGACGAAACCGCCAACGAAGCGAAGTTCAGGGAAGCACGAGTTGCTTTCATGGTTAAATGGAACGCCGTTTAACCTAACCCAAACCCTGACCGGCATTGCCGGTTGGGGTTTTTTTGTGCCCATTGAAACCAGTTATTTGTCCTCGAGCGCGTGCGTGCGTGTGCGTTATATAAGAGTCCACTACCCTGTGGAATGTTGAATAGTGGCTCACCTATCAGCTATACATATTCTTAATGACAGAATGGTCTGTCAGACAATAGGAGGACATATGTCCGATCAAAACTTCGCATCAATCAAAGATGCATCGTATCAATCTTGTATCAGCTCCGAAAGGGGTATTGCTATCGGGAAATACATTCTTAGTGTATGCCCCACATTCCTAGAGACAATCCCAGCTGAGATCAAGGCTGAGATTGAGGCTGGGCAAATGCTCAGATTCCATGAGAACCATCCCGCACAGTATTACAAGGATGGTGTGCCATGTGAGTCCACCACCAAAGGCGCCACTAAGGTGGACATCAATGTGGTGATGTCATTCTCTCAGCAAGAATTTGGGAGATTCAAGAATGAGGATCCCGTCAAGCATGGGATTCATAGTTCATGGCGCAAGTCATGGTCTACTTACAAGTCCAATCGCACTAAGGACTTGATGAAGTATGTGCGAGACTATCAGAATAGTCTCAATGGGGTCACTAGGGCTAGGTCAGCCACTAAGGACTTCGCTGTGTGGCTCAAGGATGACTTACTACCTAGCATCAAGGCTAGGGCTAAGACAGCCAAGGCTAGGGGTGATGCCACAGTGGATGACGCTGTGGTGAATGCGATAGCTAAGGCTATCAAGTAGGACTAGGGATAGGGCGAAAGCCCTATCCCTTTTTTTTGTCCCAAATGAAACCAGTTATTTGTCCTCGAGCGAGCGAGTGCGTCAAGCGCACTATTTAGTGTTCCACGGTGTAGTGGAATTCTTCTACGCCAAGCCCCGCATCATTTAATTTTATTCTAAATGACAGACAGCGCCCCATGCCAACACTTTGTTCCAGACCAAATTCCACTTTGTTCCAACCCCGTGGAACAAAAAAACGCTTGTAAGCCCTTGATTGCAAAGCAGAAAAAAGTTTTGTTCCAATGTTCCACGTTTTTTAGGAGGACAAGGGGGAAAACGGAGAAAAATCAGGTTCGTTTGACTTGTTTTCCCAGTGCATAGCAAGACCCCCAAAAATTCACCTCGCACGAGGACACTCCCTAAAAAATCTTGGAACATTGGAACAAACTACTTTATATATAAATATTATATATATTTTATTTAATAAAAACAGTAACTTACAACGCTCTCACTAAAAAAATTTCTGTTCCACAGCCTTGGAACACGCTGGAACAAATGGAACATATCTTGGAACAAACTCAAACCCGCTTAATTCCACGCTCTCGTGGAACGTTAAATAGCGGGCCAGCATGGCGAAAAAAAGTCATACAAGAGGTTGACTTATATGTCAAGTTATGGTATACTAATAATGTGGATGGGCGATTTTTTACCCATCTACTTAGCGTTCCACGATGTCGTGGAATTTGATTGACGGCAGTATTGATTCCACTAGGTAGTGGAATGTTATTTACAAGGAGAAGTTATGGGCAGAGTTAAGCAGTTGTTCCAAGAGATGTGGGAGGAGAAACTTCTAGCTGATGAGAAACGCTTTACTAGCTCATCAGGCTCATTAGACCTACCAAGCGACGACCAAGCCTTAGCGCAGTATCACAAGGAGTTCGAGGAGTGGCTCGACGCTTACGAGAAATCATTTGCTGACGAGGAGGGCAAGTTGCCATGATTGATGAAACCTTTGAACCACAATGCAAACTATGTGGATCTACATACGCTGCGGAACGCTTAGCCATCGGCTATGCGATTTGTATGCCATGCGGTGATGACCTAGCCACAAGAGTGGTGCGCACAGTAGCGCCAATGCACAAGTCTAACTATATGCTCATTACCGATAGGGCTGACTTGCAAGGACTCAACAACAAGGGAGGGCTGGTGAAATGACTGAGTTTTTTCAGATGCCCTACCAATGCAAGTGCAGTCGGTATTACTTTTGCAAACTACATAAACCAAGGAGAAAAGCATGAAAGCAATACTTTACAAACTGAACCAAGCCTATAACCTGATTCTCAAAGGTATGAACGAGGAAGATATGTTGTTAGTCGAAGAAGGATTCGGCTATCTATCTGAGGTGAAAGCCATGTTGGAGGGTGAAAATGACTGAGAAACAAATCTACATAACAGCAATAGCACTAGGCATAGTTATGAGTCTCATAGCTATCAGGATTGCTATATATCTGTCCACGGGGGTGTGAAATGGGATATAGATCAGACGTAGCGTATACGATCCGCTTTGTAATACCAAGCTACAACAAACCTGAAGAAAAGGAAGATCCCGAAGACGCTAAGCGCTCATTCTATACATTCATAGCTGAGGCTAAGGCAAATGAAGACACGGCATACTGCTTTTCTAACCAAGAGCAAGAAGTATTCAAGATTCTTGAAGACAAGCTGGAGATCCGATTCTTTGCCGAGGGTGTCAAGTGGTATCCCGACTATCCCGATGTGAAGTGTCATGAGGCATTAATCGCATTGGCGAAGTCATGGGCTGACGATAACGTTTTCATAGGTGGTGCGTTTGCCATGGTCGGTGAAGACGTTAATGACTGTGCCGAAGAATACTGGGGTCAAGCCGATTGTGGTTGGGTAGGAGTCAATCGGTCAATATGCGTGGACTGGGAGTGAGATAAAAAAGTCATACACGACCATTGACTTATATGTCAAGTTATGGTATACTTATAGAATGGAAAGGGGGGAAGTAAAGATGGACTTTTTCGGTAGGTGTTTGGTTGCATGTGCAGTTTGTTATTTAACAGTCCACGTTATCGTGGCACTCTATTTAAGATAAGGAGAAGTTATGGATATGCTAACAAAGCCTGAGCATTTGATCTCATTGGCGAGTAGTGCAGTTTTGGTATCAGTAGACATCAGCGTATGGTCGGCTACCAAGCAAGACCGTGGCATCAGTGATGAGGTTACTAGCGCAAAGAACGCTGACAAGTCGGCGGGCAGATACGTTAAGAATCTTTTGGCTAATCATCCCAAGCACAAAGCCGTGGTGAATTATCGGCAGACGATATATAACTGGCTTCAGCGCAGAACCTATCGTTGGAATCAATCGCAAAATTTATTGCCTAGCGTCGATGTTCCTAAATTCAAACAGGAGTATCACGAGCATGAATTAGCGTTCCACTCCCTCGTGGATGACTTAATTAACCAATACGATGACATCGTGAGCGACATGGCTTTCAAGCAAGGCGATATGTTCGACCGCAATGATTATCCCCATAAGGATCAGGTCAAAGCGAAGTTCTCCTTGCAGTTGTATGTGAGCGAAGTGCCGATGAACGACTTTAGATGTGGCATAGCGCAAGACATCGCTGATGACTTGTTTACAACACTCAATAAACAGGCAGGACGGATTATAGAATCCGTTCACCAAGAGCAGTCAGAACGGATGATCGAGGTTATGCAATCCATTAGCCATTGCTGTGGGCATGATGAGACCGAGGTCAATGGCGAAGTGCGAACCAAGAAAAGGAAAATCTATGACACCACGATTCAGAAAGCACTTGAAATGTGCGAAACCTTCAAACGATTTAATCTTAAGAACTCACCTGAGCTGGAACAAGCTCGTGCGTCGCTCGAGAGAATCCTCAACGACGTCAAGGCTGAGGACTTACGAGACTCAGACGCAGTGCGTCATCACGTCAAAGAAGGCATAGATGACATTCTTAGCAAGTTCGGTAGTTTCAATTCCATGCAGTAATGGAATCTTATTTAATCTTAACCAAGGAGAAGTGAAATGAAAGTAAATACCATCCCAATGATGTCCATCGACGAATTGCGTGTAGCGATTCCCCTAATATGCACAGAACTGACAGGAGTCATTCAGTCTGAGCCAGGTGTCGGCAAGACCTCTCTATTGTCTATGATTGCTCAGGATAACGGCGACAAATGGCGCAGTCCTCACGATGGGTATGACATCGAGGGCGACAAGTATGACTATATCTATATCGACTGTCCTGTTAAGGATATGTCTGACATCGGTATGACTATTCCGAACCATGCGACAAAGACCTTGGAGTATTACGTCTCGTCGCTCTTCAATCTGAAGAGTCCTAAGCCAAAGGTTATCTTGGCTGACGAGTTCATGAAGTCTCCGAAGTTGTTGCAGATTGTCTTTACTCGTTTGTTCTTAGAACGGATGGTAGGTGACGAACCACTACCCCGTGGATCGATGATCTTTGCAACGTCTAATAATGCAACAGATGGTGTCGGTGACAACATGCTTGCTCATGCTGGTAATCGTGTGGTGCGGTGGCAAATGGCAAAGCCAGCCCCAAATGCTTGGCTCAAGTGGGCATCAGAGAATAATATCTCTCGTGTCATTCGTGCTTGGGTGGCGATGAACCCACGTTGCTTGGCGAGTTACTTGGATGGCGATCAGACAGATAATCCATATATCTTCAAACCATCGATGACTAGCTTGTCGTTCTGCTCTCCTCGCTCATTGGCGAAGTGCGATGTGATCGTGCGCAACAGGGATGTGCTTGGCGAGAACTCAACTATGGCTAGTCTAGCTGGCACAATCGGTGCGTCAGCCGCAGGTGATATGTCGGCATTTCTGTCGTTGGAGAAAACTCTCGTTGATGTGAAGGACATCATCAAAGACCCAGAGGGGATCAAAGTTCCCGATGAAATATCTGCGCAGTTGATGATTATGTTCCAAGCTATTGACGTGGTTGAGACGCAAGACGAGGTAACCAAGTTCATGAAGTTCGTGAATAAGATTCCTAGTTCAGAGGTGCAAGCGGTGTTCTTTACCATGATGATGCGCAACAGCAAGACAATCAAACTTGCTCGCAACAATGCGCAGATTGCAGAGTGGGCTAAGAACAATCACGAGTTGTTTTAATCTCCACGATGTCGTGGAATACTAATTAAGGAGAAGTCAAATGGAATTATCTTATGCAGAAATGTTCCTAGTTGTATGGTCATCGGCAATGACACTTTTGTATGTCATGGCAAAGAATGACGCTAAAAACTTCAGGCAGTTTACTGTCTACAAGTTGCAACAAGTGGCAAAAGGGAAAGCCAAAATCGTAGACGATGGCGAGAGCGTATCAATCGTAGATATTAAATAGGAGATTCATTATGCAAAACAAACAAGAGTTACGAATCAAAAAGGCGCACATCGCCTTGATGAAACATCCTGAGACTGCGTTGTATTCGGGTGTGTTATTGATGGGCGTGAGTGAAGTCGTCGAGAAAGCTAGCTTTACTGCGTATACCGATGGTGTCAATAAGCGTTATGCAAAACCTTTCTTGGAGACAGTAGACACTGAACCCAAGTTGCGCGGGTTGGTGTTACATGAGAACTTGCATGTGGCATTGAAACAAATCCCTCGTGGCAAAGACATGTTCAAGGAGAGCGCACAACTAGCCAATATGTCAGCCGACTTTGTTGTCAATGACATCATTGCCAATATCAAAGGCAAGGTGGTTGGCGGTAATGAACCTATCGTCGAGTTACCCGATGGTGCGCTGTATGACCCCATGTTCCACAACTGGAGTATGCGTGAGATATACAACTACTTGAAGAAACATGCCAAGCCCAAGCCTAAGCGTGGTAGTGGTCAGGGTCAGGGTCAGGGTGGTCAGCCAAGTAACGATCCATCAGAGGGTGGAAACGGAGATACTGAGGTTGAGGTCAATGGCAAGACGTATGATCTTTCTAACCAAGACGAACACGATACTTCTGGTGATCTCACTCCTGAGCAAGCCAAAGACTTGGGTGACAAGATTGACCGAGCATTGCGTGAGGGTGGCATGTTAGCTGGTCGCATGGGTGCGAAGATGCCTAGGACAATCAGCGATTTGCTCACACCGAAGATCGACTGGCGAGAGGCATTGCGTGAGTTTGTATCCTCATCAATGAAAGGCAAGGATGAATACACTTGGCGCAAACTGAACAAACGTCAGCTTGTCAATGACATTTATCTGCCAAGCGTGGAAGACGAGACTATCGGGGAGGTTGTGGTTGGTATCGACACGTCAGGTTCTATTGGCACACGAGAATTGACTGCGTTCGCTACGGAACTGGCATCAGTCTGCGAATTGTGTCAGCCCGAACAAGTCCGCATTTTGTGGTGGGATACGCAAGTGCATGGTGAACAGATATTCAAGCCCGACCAATACGCAAACATTGCGTCAGTTTTGAAACCCATTGGCGGTGGTGGCACAGTCGTGTCTGCGGTAAGTGAATACATCATCAAGAACCGTATTGACTCAGAGTGTGTGTTGATGTTCACCGATGGCTACTTGGAGTCCGACATCGTGTGGCGAGTTACTTCGCCTACCTTGTGGATGATTGTAGGTAACAACGACTTCGAGCCACCATCAGGTAAGAAAGTTGTATTCGACGCAAATGATTAATCCACGGGCCCGTGGAACACTAACTAAGGAGAAGTGAAATGCTTGGATTATCTTGGAACAGACTTACTGACATTACTAAGAACGAGAAACCGTATCGGGGGACTCATAACCGCTACCCTGTGGCGAACCGACGACACAATACCAAATGCTTTTATGTCGAGGAACTAAACGGCGAGCCTGTGTATCGGGTCACCTATGGTCATTCTCACGTTAGCTTTGATGCTACCGAAGAGGAATACAAAGCTAATCCTGACAAGATTCGTAAGCGTGTAGATAACGATGGAACTGCTACTTACACTAGATATGAAGTGCAACCATGCACCCTTGGCATTGTGCGCTCGGACAATACCTTTCAGTTTACTGGCTCACGGTATTCGTATGGGCAAGGAAGTAATCAGATCATGACTAGCTGGTCGAAAGGAGTGTTCTATCAGAGTTCACGGCATGGTGGAATGGTATATAGGGAGGGGTATCGGTGGGATGGTGGGATAACGGTCTTCCATCCGATCTTCGAGGGCATGCGACTGCACATTAATACGATGAAACCACACGAGTCAAGTGTTTACCAAGTTGTTGGTAAGAAAGTTAACCGCAAGCTTGGCAATGAGTTTCTTAAGCGATACGAATCCTTTTACAGCGTGAATGAAGCCATGCTTAAAACGATGGAGGAAAAAGGATTCATGGAGACCGCAGTTGATGTGGTGAAACCCCATATCAATGAAGACAACCTTTCTTGGTGGATGTCAGCAGAGCAGAAAAAGTCTCTACAAAAGTTTGCTGAGGAGAACATTGACGTTGCGCCTTTGGATGCTGGCATTGCGTTCATGTGTGTGTACGACATCCATAATCTTTTCAGACGAGTGAGGTCGGCTATGAAGAATGAGAGGTATTGGGGATCGGACATTGAACCAGCTAACTACTTTATGAACCTAAAGCGCAAGTTGAACAAAGAGTTGTATAGATCACACCCCGAGGTCATGACCTTGGTCGAGCATGATATGGGTTGCCTGTATCCAGCGAGTGACTGGGGGGTCGACATCTATGTGAACGGCAAGGAAGTTCAACAGTATTAATAACCATCCACGGTTGCGTGGAACACTAACTAAGGAGAAGTCAAATGAGCTTGATTCTAAAAGGCTTTGAGAGCGATGCTCTCGTGGAACGTATTAACAGTTCACCAACTAAGAGACTCATACATGAGATTCATTACAAGTATGGTCTGAAGGTGTTGCAAGAGAAAGATGGTAAGTTCTTGATGTGCGAACCCGACACAGGCTTTGCGGTGGCAACAGTATGGACAAACACCGAAGGTGGTGAGATGAATTACAACTTTCGTAGTCCGTTCTACTCAAAAG